TAGAGCAATTGGTATTGGTGTTTTAGGATGGCACACATTCTTACAAGAAAAAGGTATTCCATTTGCCGGTATCCAAGCAAACTCTTACACTCGAATGATGTCTCAATTTATTGAAGAAGGAGCATTAAAAGCATCTCGTGATCAAGCAATTGAATATGGAGAACCTGAATGGTGTAAAGGAACAGGTTTGAGACATACACACCATTTAGCAATCGCCCCAACAGTATCAAATGCTAATATTTCAGGTGGCGTTTCACCTTCAATTGAACCAATTCCCGCAAATGTATTTAACTTGAAAACAGCTAAAGGTACATTCATTAAGAAAAACCCAACATTGGAGCGTTTACTTGAATCTAAAGGATACAACATCGATAGTATTTGGGAACAAATCGCTAAAGATAAAGGTTCAGTAATGGGATTGCCTGATCACATTTTATCGGATGAGGAGAAACAAGTATTCTTGACATTCAAAGAAATCAACCCATACGAAATTGTTCGCCAAAATGGTATTCGTCAAAAACATATTGACCAAGCTATTTCATTGAATTTGACATTTGATCCATCTGATTCACCAAAATACATTAGTGAAGTACATAAACTAGCATGGAGAGAAGGCATTAAAACTTTGTACTATATGCGCTCAGAAAGTATTTTAAGAGGAGATAATCTTCAACGTACCGCAGATTGCATCAGTTGCGAAGGTTAAAAACATAGTAACACAAGTTGAACAGGGCTAAGTAAATCTTAGCCCTTTTTTTATATGTATAATAAAAAGAAAACTATGTTACCATTAATCGCAGACACAACAGCATCAACAGGTACTCCTGATTTTGGAGTATTTGCCCAACTTGCAGACTACGGTCCACTTGGCTTAGCCGTTTTAGCTTTAGGCTATGTAGCTTGGATATTCATTAAACGTCATTTGGCTGAAAAGGATCGTCTACAAGCAGAATTAGAAAAGAAAACAACCCCCAAACGTAAACCTAGAAAATAATGTCATTCGGACCATTTGAAGTATTAACACAGTATGGAGTTTTAGGATTTGCAGTCCTTGGCTTGGGTTATCTTTGTTGGATATTTCTAAACAGGTTGATGAAAAGTGAAGAAGATTTACGCTCAAGAGTAGAAGAACTAGAGGGTGACTATAGAGATGAACTAGAAAAGAAACTAGAAGAAAGCACTGAAAGTTCTAAAAGCTTAAAAGAGACAGTACTAGCGTTATTTAGCAGTAAGAAAAGATAACTATGAAGAAAAAGTTACTCATAGTAGGAGCCTCGTTTATAGCCTTAGTTCTACTTGATATTTTTTCTAGTGGTCATGGACACGTAGTAGTAGTTGAAGATAACATCCATTTAAATGGAGAAAATAAACAACTAACTCAATCAAACCGAAAGCTAACAAGTAGCGTAAAGCAATTAAAAACAGCAAATAAAGAATTAGTAAAAGAAAAAGCAAACCTGGAAGAGATGGTTTCTGAAGTTATAGGTGACTTAGATAGTACAAAATCAGTTGTAAAGCAAATCAAAAAAGAATTGAAAGATGAAAAAACTGTTAATAGTATTAATAATGGTCGCGAATTTGAGTTTCAGCCAATCAAGCTACCCGATTCAGAAGGTAATTGATGGTGATACTTTTGTTATTTTAACTAAGGGTCAAGCTGATACTATTAATTCTATCTTTGAAAGTCAAAAGAAAAAGATTTCTGATATTAAAACCCAACTAGCTTATAAAGATTCAGTACTTAAAAGAAGAGATTCTTTACTTAGAACTGGTTCTATCTCTATATGGCAATATCAATCTCTAGAAGAAGAATATATCAACACTTTAATGTTTCTAGACTATCTAGAAACTTGGATCTATGAACGAGCAAAAGAAGGTGCTTGGTTATATTATTCACAAGACAGCATGTGGATAGAAGCAGTAGATTTATCTCCCTATTCTTTAAGAAAAGACGATTTAACCGGAGATCTATTTTTCTATAGAAGAGAAGACATTACACCCCCAGAAGAAGATAAAAAGAAAAAAAATGCCCCCAAACGAGGTTGGGAAAAAGAGGTTATATTAACTAATAGACCAAAAATACAAAAATTATGAGAAATTTCTTTAAACAATTGTTTGACGACAATAACACAATCA